GAGTTCGCCAGATACAGCGCGTCCAGCACGCCACGCAGCAACGCGGTTTTCGCGTCCTGGACTTCCTTGATCTCGTCGTACAGCGACTCGCCGTAATGCTGGTGCGGCAGCGGCTTGGCACTGAACGCCACAAGCGGAATCAAGTCCGCTTCCTCGTTCAGCAGCACCGTCGAGCCGACTACGATCACGTGCCGCAGTTCGGCCTCGCCGTCGCCGTCGTAGTCGCAGCGAATCCAGCACTCGCGAACCTTGACGCGGCGCATCGACGGATCGGGCTCGACGTCCTCGTCGTGCAGTTGCCACGAACGCTCTTTCCGGGCGTCGCGCTCGAAGTCCTCGACGCTGTTCCCGCCGTCGCTGATGTCGTCTTCGACGTCGAAGCCCATCGCGCGAAGTTCGGACAGCGTCTTGTCCTCGCGGCGCATCACGAACGCGCTCTGCGCGAGCGACACCGTCGTCGCGTTCGGGTCGACCAGCACCGACTCGGGCGGGACGTTGACGACATCCACGCAGCCTTGCGACGTCGTGCGCTCAATCGTCGCGTCGATGGTCAGCGTGCCGTAGTCGTCGATCGTCTCGGCGATCTCGACGGGCTGCGCGTCGCCGGACTGCAGCAGCGCCTGGAACTCCTCAAGCGAGAGCCCCTTGTACTTCTCGCGCTCGTACTCGTCGTCCTTCCAGTACGCGAGCACGTAGCCGTTCTTCTGCAGCAGCGCGTCGTGCAGCCAGCCGCCGAACAGGCTGAACGCGTCGTTCTTCTCGGTCAGCACCCAGTTGACGTAAGCCGTTTCCTGCTCGGCCGCCTGGATGTCCTCCGGGCCGCGCGGCGTGAACTTGACGACCTCGTCGCCCGAGAGGAACAGCTTGAGGATCGGTCCCTTCAGCGATTCGCAGACGTCGTAGACGCTGCGGTCGACAACCTGCGAGCGCCCTTCCGGCGCCGGGTTGACGTTCTCGCCTCTGTAGTAGTCAAGCGCCTGCGTCCTGTTGTCCGCGAGCGTCCCGTCCTCGGCTGCTGTCTCGAGGTGCTCGATCGCCCGCACCAGATCCTTGTCGTCCATTTTGCTCATACGCGGACCTGAGTGCGGCTAACTCCGATTGAAGTGACTGATAATTCGTGAACAGCGCCAGGAACTCGCGCTCGAGGCGTTCGACTTTGGCGTGCAGCAGGCGACTCATGCGGCCCAGACCTTCGGGTACGCGATCGGCTTGGCCTTCACATCGCGCTTCGCGGCGACCGCCGCATACCGGAAGGCGTCGGCCCCGTGCGAATACTCGTCATGCAGCGGCCGGCGCTTGAAGCCGCCCGTGCCTTCGTCTTTGTCCCACCGATAACGCCGCAGGCATTGCAGCCCATCGGCGCAGCGCGTGGCGTCGAACCAGCAGCGGTTGAACAGCTCGCGCGCTGCGTTGATGCCGTCCAGCACCGACAGCGCCGGCACGATCTGGACGCGGTAGCCTGCAGCGCGCGTCTGGTCTTCAATCGACTTGCCAGTACCGAGTTCCTTGGCTTGCGCGTCATGCGGCAGCCAAACCGTCCGATACACGTAGCCGCGTCGCTGCATGTCGGCCAGGTACTCGGACCACGGCTTTAGGTGCCCCTGCATGTAGTCGACCAAGTGGAATTCCTGCCCGACCCACTGCCCGAACCACGCGGAGGTGTAGTCCGCCCAGCCGATGTCGAAGTACACGTCGACCGGCTTGGCCTTGTCCGATGGCACGCTGGTGATGCGATCGGCCTCGGTCGCTGCGCGGATCTCGCTGGCGTAGATCGCGCCGTCGAGCACCTGCCTGCAGTGGCCTTCCCAGACGGTCAGGTACGCGTCCGGGTCGGTCGCCTTCATGTGGTCTCTCTCGGCCGCCAGGACGTCCGGGAACCACGGGTTGTCGTCCCAGTTCACCTTCGCGACCACCGCTTCCGGCGGCGGGCGAAGTACGAAGCGCCGATAGGTTTCGTCGCTGTCAAGTTCCGGGTTGAAGCTCACCCAGATTTCAGACTCGGGCCGGCGGATGGTTGGAATCAGCGTGTCCCAGGATTCCTTGCTGACCGTCTGCGCTTCCTCGACCCAGCAGACGTCCGCGCCCTCGTAGCTCTTGATGCTCGCGATGTTGTGCCGCAAGCCCTCAAAGCCGAACGTGGTGCCGTTCGCGCCCACGATGCGCGTGCGCTGGATCTCGTAATGCCCTTCCAGCCCCATCACGCGGATCTGGTCGGACAGCAGCGCGTGAACCGAGTCTTGAATGCTGTTCTGGAACTCGCGGGCGCACAGGATGCGCAGCGGGCGTTCGGCGCCCAAGATCAACAGCGCGCGGGCGAAGGACCACGACTTCGCCGATCCCCGTCCGCCATAGGCGACTTTGTATCGCGCGGGCTTGAAGAGGAACTTAAGTTTCGCCGGGAACTCGGCCTGCATCGCGGAAGATCACTTCAAGCCGCGCCTTGATCGGGCCGCCGTCCACGCCGCCCATTTCGACGGACTGCACAGCCTTGCCGTCCAGTCGGTCGCCGATCTCGCGAATTGCCGCCACGTCGCCTTCGGTGGCCTTCGTCACCAGCGCGTCGGCAATCGCCCGCAGGTTTTTTGCGTCCTCGGCCAGCAACGCCCGGCGCAGCGTGTCGCGCCAGATTCGGCCGTTGCGAGCGTTCTGATTGCCAGCAGGTGCGCCAGCCATTGTTCTACAACCTAAGTAATTGACTCGCCGGTCAGTAAGGCTTCTTGCCGCCCTTGCCCTTGCCGCCCTTCTTCTTGCCCTTCACATCGCCCTCGCACAGCGGCCGAGCTTCTGACAGCGCGCCGGATTCGGGCAGCTCTTACAGACCGCCATTGCAGGCGCGGGCGGCGGGGTCTTGCGCTTCGGCGCGGGCTTGCGTGCTGTCGGCATGGCGCGTCCAAAAAGAAACGCCCCGCGACTGCGAGGCGTTAACCCACAACGAGGAGGAGTCTGCACACGGTCACTGCGGGGACAATGACCCGGACCAATTATCACGCGGGCCTGGCATAAATGCCACGCCTAAATGTCATAGATTATTCGACGCCACGAGCGTGCAGCGTGATCTTCAGCAGCCCGCGTGCGCGCTGGTAAACCTCGTAGACGCTCTCGTAGCGTTTCCAGCGCATCGGCCCGATGACGACGGCGTTGACGGCTGCGCGCTCAAGCGCCGGCAGCGAGTCGACTGCAGCGTCGACCGCGAGCGCCATGGTGTCGTCGAGCGTCGCGACCATCGAGTCAAAGTCGCCCGGCGGGCGCCAGCGGATGCCGGCGGCGGTCGACGGGTAGCCGAGTTCCGCGCGGTGATCGCTCTCACGCATCCAGTCGCGCCACGATTCAAGCAAGTAACTCAGTCGTTGGTCGTTCATTGCTCACCTTTTGCACTTGGCTGCGCCATGCGCGCACGACGTCGCCGTTGACGTCCACCCACACGACGCCGCTCACGGCCTTGATGACGCTCCCGTACACGACTGTCGGCACGTCGGTTGCGCGGGGCTTGCCAGGGCGCGCATAGCGCCGCACCAGCACGGCGTCACCGCGTTTCACCGCTGCGCCCCCGTCAGCCGGTCGATCAGCACCTCGAGCCGCAGCGCATCCGCCCGCGCCATCGACAGCCGCACGTCGTCCAGCTCGCGCCGCAGCAGTGCGCGCAGCTCGTGATCCGGCGGGTCGATGTCATGACGGTCCGCGGTCAGCTCGCGGATGAGTCGCTCGAGGCGGTGGGCGATGGCATCGGTCACGACACGTCCTCCACGCGCAGAACCCATTCCCGCGCCCGTTCGCCGCGCTTGACGACCCGCGCCGCCCAGCCGTGGACGATGACGCGCACGTTCGCCTCGCGGACTTTCGGCAGCAACGGCGAGTCGGCGATCTTGCGCACGCGCGCCGCCATGTTGCTGCTCGTCGTCGTCTGCACGGCGAGCACCTCGCCGCGGCGAATCGCCAGGATGTCGGCGAACCCCCACAAGTCGACTTTCCAAGTTCGGTGCCGAGTGCGCTCGTTCCGCTCGACCACCTCGACGTGGTAGCCCTCGGCCTCTAGCACCTCGCGGCTCATGGCGAGCGTGGACGCGCGGCCTTTCACGGGCTTGCGCGGCGCCTGGACGGCTACGGATGCCAACTCTGGGCCGGCGGCGCGTTCTAGGGCCGTTTCCGTGGCTTGCAGCGCCATCACTGCACCCCCGCCACCGGCCGCGGCGACTGCTGCTCGCTCGGCACCGGCCGCCAGCCCGACGGCCACTGCCTGCCGTCTTGGTCGGTCAGGACGATCAGCACGCCGACCATGCCGCCGGCCAGCGCTGCGACGATCGCCGCTTCCAGCATCCGCACGACTTGCTCGGTGTCGTGTGCGCTCATTGCTCAATCCCCCGTTTCTGCAGCGCGTCCCAAATTGCCCGCGCGCGTACGCGGACTGCGGCGACATCCTCGGCCGACAGTTCGGCGGTCGCGTTGTCGAACTCGGCCTTCAGGTCCTTCCGCAGCGACAGCGCGATCGAGCGCGCCTTGCAGCACAGCCGGCCGTAAACGATCACGCCGATGAACCACGGATCGCGCTCGGCGCGGATGCAGTCGGGGCAGAGTTCCATCGTCACTTGCGCCCGCCGCTGAACGTGTACTCACGCCCGTTCACGTCGCGCATCGGCTCGTGATATCGGCCTGTGACC